TACAAAGGAAACATCACAGTTAATGGTCAGGATTTCTGGCTATCTGCATGGATTAAAGAAGGTAAGGGCGGCAAGTTCATGGGACTAGCCCTCTCACCCAAAGAGCAACAAGCTCCTCAAAAATCAAGTCCCAAAAGTTCGGGATTTGATGACCTAGATATGCCTTTTTAAGTTAATATAAACCCGAGGGGAGAGCTGTGCAAAGGATTTTCCTAGCTTGCAGACGAGCAGTTTTCCCCTCACCCAATAGGAGTCAATGATGAGAGATATTTTTAACAACATGAAAGATTCGATGGAGAGATTCTTTGGTACTGAACCTTTTAAGTTGGTCAGAAACCAAGACCCCACAACGAGCCATCAAGCGGCCCAAGCAGTTGATACCACCAAGCTAGAAAGTCTTGTCTACGAGGCTATAAAGGGCTTTCCTGACGGGTGTATCTCAGACGAGATATTAGCCATGTATCCAAACTACCCATATTCCTCTATAACAGCAAGGTATCGTGCTTTGTTAGACAAGGATTTAATTGAAGTTTCGGGGGTCAAACGAGGTCGGTTTGGCAGAAATCAACGAATTATGAAGGCCAAGTAATGCTAGAAAAACCACCGCATTCCAAGATTAGTTATCCATCAGTAGCAACAAAAGACTTTAAATGGGAGTCTGGATCAGATGTACAAGCACTCTGGAGAAAACATGGATGGACTCCACCCTCGGAGAACATGACTCCTCTGCCGCCACCACCAGAGAAGTATATTGAGCCTTTAAGGAGAGTGAGATGAATAAAAATACTGTATTGCGTTCTGCTTTGAAAGAACTTGAATGGCTATCAAAAATGGATGATCCATCTGAATCATTGGTAAAAACAGTCAAAGATATTAAGTCTGTATTGAAAGCCCCAAAACATAGATGGCAAGGTTTTACAGCAGATGAATTTGTTTATTTTTGCTCTTATGTTGACCATGAGACTCTTGACCAAATTGAAAATACTTTAAGGAAAAAAAATGAGTTATGCAGCAATTGAAATGAAAATAATCCAATGGGCAGAAGCACGAAAGATTATTCCTAATAGCAACCCAGAGTCTCAGTTACTCAAAGCAGTATCTGAGATAGGAGAACTAGCAGATGCCACGATTAAAAAAGACAGGGAAGCTATTGTGGATTCTGTTGGTGATGTCATGGTCTGCCTTATCAATTACTGCGCTCTTCAAGACATCAATCTGGTAGACTGTATGGAAGTTGCGTACGATCAGATTAAGAATCGTAGGGGTACTCTTTTGCCAAATGGAGTCTTCCAGAAGGACACTTGAGTGTCATAAATCAAATTTACTATGTACTTGCAACAATCGGTTGCGTCAGGAGAACATCATGAAATTTGAAATGGAATTTGGTTGGATTGGAAGTGAGAAAATTGTTGTTGAAACCCATGACTTTGAGAAAATTCAAATCATTCAAGAGTTTATTGAGTTCCAAGAAGAAAATGGATGGGCAGTTGAATATGAAGCTATTGACTGTGATGAAGATGAAGATACAGAAGAAGAAGAAACGCCAGATTTTGCCTTAAACGCTCACGAGCCTTTGTAAGCTACTTTGCCAACAGATAAAGCCCCACATTGCTAAAGGCGTACCCTGCGTACACAATAGCCATGTGTGGGTTATCTTTCCATAGCTGCTCACCAGCAATGTAGGCATATATTGCCCCCGTCAAGATGATTAGCCAGGCACTCAAAACGCACCTACATCAATTACTTCGCCTCTGAACTGAATCATGTCCTCATCAAATTTATGGACGAGTTCAGGCCATAAAAGCTGACCATTGAAGAAGTTTAACACCGCAAAGCCCGATCTGTGATTGCTTGGGTTTATTTCAGCATAAGTAAATTGTGGGCCATCAGTCTCAGCTAAAGTTCCCGTATCTACCCCGTACCGAACCCCGTTATAGTCGCTAAAAGGAGTCACTTTAAGGCTATGCAAGTGTCCAGTAACTATTGATACACCCGCATTGACAGTATTGTTGTGTGTGGCATGGATTCCACCCTTATAGCGGTGCTTGATAATGACATCCTCGGTAGGCCATACTGCCCAACAGAAGTCCCAATCTGGGATGTGGTCTGTCAGCTTAAACCCTAGAACTTCCTTAAACTGTGGTGCGTGTTGCGCTAATCTGTTGCCAAACCGAATATCGTGGTTGCCCCATGTAAACAGGAGCTTTACATTGTGTCTCGCTGCTTTAGCTACTTCCTCAATCTCACCCAACGCACCTTGCGTAGCTTTGAGTTCTTGGATGACAGAAGTTTGGGGAAGTTCAGTCACATCGTGGCGTGATATAGACGCTCCATCAAACGCATCCCCGTTACATATCACTGCCTTGGGTTTAAACTGCTCTATAGCCCATAGAAGCCCTTTAAACGCTGTTGTTCGTTGACCAGGTATGAAGTGAGCATCTGAGAAGACTATGACAGTCCCATCTAGGATGCCAAGTTCTACTTGCTTTAAAGGAGAGAAAGACTTGGGTCTGTTTTTGTTATACAAATCACCTCGATGGTCTTTCGCATTGAGGGTCATGTTGTATTCTTTTTCAATCCACCTTCTGCGTAAATGGACTGCTCTGTTATTTATACCAAGGTGTTCTGCCATTCTTTGTGCAGATTGAAGTTGACCCCATAACTGGATGAACTCCATGTCAGTACACGTTTCATTATGAGCGCCCATTAGAATCCTTAAACAATAGCTTTTCTAGCAAATTGATAACCCTATGCTCTTGCATTTCAATCTCATCTTGAGATGATTTGGGGTCTTGTGCCACAGTCATTAAGTCATGTAGGAACACATGAAGTAACTCATGCAAAGCAGTCTGATCCAGAGATTCTGGAGTGACTTTCTCAGCACCAAAATCACCCAAACGATAAACAGCAAGTCTTGCAGCAGGAGTGAACTCAACAGAAGCCATTGCCGATTTAGCTGGCTTCATGCCCTTCTCTATTCTCCAATCACCCAAACTCAGCACTTGTTGCCACTTTTTGACACTTTGTGCGAACAGTTCTGCGTGTTCTGGCGTAGGAATGTTAGACATTACAACACCTTATACAGTATTTATGACATTTTTATTTAAGATAAGAATAAGGCTACTTCTGCTTTGCGTCTTTTGACAAGCCCTGAAACCTCTTTGCCACCCGCTTTAGTCCACGACATAAAAGCCTCGGCAGCCCCATCCCAATCACCACGATTGACCTTCATGCGAATGGTAGAGCGTTGATAGTTGCCTAACCCTGCGTTGTACGCAAAAGAGACAACAGCGTCGAATTTGCTTTGATGACTAGCAAGAGTAGGAGAAAGTCGAAGAACACCACGTTCAAAAGTATCGATGTCAACCTTGAACAGATTGACCAGTTCATCTTTAGACCAGACACGATTGTCTTCCCCTTTTAGTTGATAGTCAGACCTGATAAGCCCTGTGTAACCCTCTTTACGCACGTTTGGCAAGGCTAATTGGTCTGCATACATAGCGTGACCCCACCCAACAGTCCAAATGGCAGCAGAACACCGATAAGGCTTGTTTCTGTAGCCTTCAAAGAAGTGCATCAGATGTTCGCCTTTTTCGCTGATTTTCATTTCTTAGCCCATGAACGTGAGCCAAACCAAAACCCGATAATTCCTCCAAGCATTGCCATTTCATCGCTTGAAAAAATAACGTCAGTAATCCTAATCAAATCATCCATGTTGTTGACTAAACTAGGTCTGCTATAAACGTAGTAGGCAATCCATGCGTTAATTGCACATAATTCAAAGATAAAGATGTAAGTCACGATAGGTCTTACAGTACCTACAAAGTTCACCACCCAAGTGCTTGCTCTTTCCATGATTTTCTCATCATGCTTCAAAGCAGCTTCTGTCATTTGGGCATCTGTTTGCATGGCAATCTGGTCTGTGCGAATCTCCTCCATGCGCTCTTGAGCCTTAAACCCTTGAGCCATCATCTGTAGTTGTAGTTCTACTTGAACCCGAGCCAAAGCTAACTCATGCTTTTGGTCATCTTTGTTTTGGAAAAAGTCTAGTAGTTTTGGTAAGCCAGAAATTAGCAAACCACCAAGTGTAGAAAATAGAGATAGCATTACAGTCCAATCTTTCCAAGTAAGAGATTAACAATTTTGTCTGACAAATCATCAGGAAGAAACTTTAGAAAACCCAAGAAATAAAGTGCCACTACCCCATAGACAAATATCTTGAGGCATAGGTCAAAGGTCTTTTGGTACTCATTCATCTGCCACATCTATGAGTGGTTTCACAGAATTGCATCAATTCATAAATACCGACAAAGACTAGAAACAAGACAAAGAAGATGCCACCTATTGCCAAACCAATCTCTAGTTGTTCTTGTTCTTTCTGTTTAGCTTCTTTCTCAGCCTTCTTTAATGCACTTATCTCTTTGGCATCTGCCAAGTCCATCTCTGCTTGACGGGCTTTAATCTTGTTCCAAACGTCAATCTTTCCTGTCTGCATGAAGAGCATTTTTAACTCTTCCTCAAACGCTCTGGCTTGCTCTAAAGCCATCTCAATCTGCAAAGCCGTACCCATGTTTGAGCCTTTGCCAGACTGTTTAGCCTGAAGCATGGCTTTTGTAGCTACAGACTTAGCGTCAAATAGCTTACCAATCATGGGCGCAAGTGAGCCTAGGTCATTAGCAACTCCTGCCGCCTTCTTGACCATGCTGATTGCTGACTGTATGCCAGCTAGTGCCGTGATTGGATCTATCATTTCTTTTCTACTTTCTTCCATTCAATACAGTAGACTTTTCGGTTGTAGACATCCCCAACCCAAACCCACTTGACACACCTGTACTCAATAGATACAGCCAGTAAAAAACTAATTAATTCCATGCCCAGATGATTACTGAGAATGACCAAATAACAAGGGCAACCATACCGACTGCCGCAATAGTTGCAAGCAGCCAGTCTTTCATTTTATCTAAACAAGTCTAAAAGACCTGTTGCGGGTGGTATAAAGTTTTCTGGGTTTGTTGTTGCAGCATTTACACCTTGACCCAATGCTCCTCCCATCCCGCCAGCACCTTGGAGTTGCTCACCAAGTAAGAATCTAGTTCCAGCTTGACTACCTAAAACATTGCCCAATCTGTTTGCGGCAGCAGGAGCCAAACTTGCACCCAACAAGCCACCAACACCCATACCCATAGCACTATCAAAGCCAAGCATTTGAGCCGCTTGATTTCCTGCTGTCGCACCTATACCACCCGTTACAAATGGTAGCAATGCCGCACCAGTAGCAGGTGCAACTTTAGGCGTAACCGCACCACGAGTTGTATCAACAATATCCCGCAACATGGTAACTTCATCTAACAATTCAGGATTGTTTGCAAATGCTACACGTTGTGGAGTTGGTGCATCTGGTCTACCAAGATTTAATGTTCTTGTGAATGCTGGCGCTGAGAAGCCCGTAGCCGCATCTGGATTAATAGCCTTGTTTCTAGCCTCGTTAAGAATAGAGTATTGAGCCGCTTGTTTACCAACAGGCGACATCAGACTAACTGCTCGTTCTGCTGTTGCGGGATTTGTGTCGAAATTAAACTTACTTGCAGCCAAATCAATATCATCTACGCCTGATCTGCTAGATACAAGTTTGTAAATATTAGGGTCATCACGAAATGGCAAAACAGTCGCTTTAAATTGATCCATGGCTTTAGTGTGTTGTAAGCCAGCAGGTGTAAACAATCTAGCGCCATTCTCATCAATAGCAGGAGCAGCCCATACATCCACATCGTCAGCCATACCCTTATATAACTGGTTAATTGCGTTAACTTGTTTTTCGTTGTATGAGCCAGGTACTACACCTTTGCGAACACGCTCTAATTCTGCAAAAACTGTAGATTGCAAGTCACGCAGTTCTTTATAAGAACCACCACCACTTTGGCTTAAAGCATCTAATTTCTCTATTGTCTTTTCAATAATAGGAGTTTGTGAAGTAGATGGAAACTGCTTTACAACATTAAGTTTTGCTTGGTTTGTATTACGCAATGGAATAATGTCATCAGCAGCCAAGATTTCAGCTTGCTTAAACTCAGGATTAACATTTTCTTTGGCAGTTTTATATTGTTGACGCAAATCATCAGCAATGATCTTCTTCTCACCGCCCTCTTTCATTCCAGCAGGTCGTAAGTTATCAGTTGTTCTTTCAATCAAACTTTTAACTTGATTTGCTTTAGCTTGGTTTGATGCTTCTGTTGTGTACCCGAACTGGCGTGATTTAGTAAGCGTACCAGCACCTGGTCCACCAACATCACCTACATCAACATTTACACCTCTTTGAGCCGCAGATTCAATTATTTGACCAGTAACTGGATCACGATAACGTGTGCCAGAAGGAATATTTCCTGCACGAGCAGCAATAGCGCCAGCAGGTAAACCTGTTGCTAAGTTAATTCCAAGCAAAGCTAATGGGTTTTGAATGTCAAAAACATTTCTAGCTATTTCAGCAGAACCAGTACCTACTGTTGCACCCGCTGCTTGAGCAATAGGTTGAGCCGCCAATCCTCTGCCAACAACTTGTGCCGTTAAATTAGGTGCTTGTTGCAATAGTCCACCAACACCACCCATTACAGGAATACCTGCTACTGCACGAGTAACATTGGCAACGCCTCTTTGGAAATTAGTTTCAGGTTGTGGCAAACCTAGTAAATTTGCAAAGTTTGACATTGCTTGGCTAGGGTTTTGAAGCTGACTACCAGTAGCCCTGTTAATCAACATATTTAGTGGTGATCCAACGATGTCAGCAATTCCTCCAGCACCTTCCAATCCATACCTAATTGTCCGACCAACTTCATTAACTGCTTGATTGCCTATTCGGTTAAAAAGAGTAGGTGCATTCTGTTGAACAGGGGCTTGTTGAACAACTGCCTCACCAAGCATTGATGGATCAATAGTGCGATACCTAGTGCTTTGTTGTCTTTCTGGTGTAGCCATGCCTGTCAAATCAATCTTTGGAGATTGTTGCTCTGTTGATTGCTCAAGAAAAGAAGGATCAACTTTACGATAAGTAGCCATGTTTGTACCTACAACTTTCTCAACATAATTTTGCGTTTCTTTAAATGGAGGAACACCACCATACTTTTGAACATTGCTAGGTCCTGCGTTATAAGCAGCCGCCACCAACACGGGATCTTGAAACTGTTGTGTTAATTGGCTCAGATATTTAACACCACCTCGGATGTTATCTTTCCATTCCATTCTGTTAACACCAAGATCTTTAGCAGTAGCCGACATCAACTGCATTGGTCCATAAGCACGATCACCAGTTCGTGTTTTAGGTCCTATTGCATTAAATGCGCCACCAGATTCTGTCTCAACAATCTTCTGAACCAAAGAAAAAGGAACGCCTTGCCTTTCGGCTTCTTGCCTAGCAAATTCGTAAACTTGATCTTTGGTAGCCATTAGTCAAATACCGCTGCATCGCCATTTGGCAAAATATAAGCAGTTTTCCCATTATCAGGACCGCCAACAACTTTTTTGGTTGGAAGGTATTTTCGCAATGAAGGCGACTCAAACATACCCCTTTGACCTTGTGGAGATGCTTCCCACTTGCGAATAGCATCAGGACCCGCATTTTTAGGATCAGAAATAAAATTGTAGTACTCTTGCTTACGCTTATTTGCTTCACGCAAAACTGCTAAATTGAAGTTTGTTGATTCTTTTGGGTCTGTAATTTGAGCATTACGTTGACCATAGTAGCCAATTTCAAAGTTAGAAATTGCTCCAACTGCTTCAGTCAAGCTCTCGCCTGTTAAAGCGTTAATACCTTGACGAGCTGAAATAGCATTAGTTAAGAATTGTTTAGTTCTGTCTCCAGAAACACCAAGACTGTTAAAAACATTTCCTAGTTGAGTTCTTACGTTTGTAAATGAACCTGTATCAAAACCTGGCTGATTGTAAGCATTTTGTAATTGGTCAATAACTGGAGTAGTCTTTTTAGCAGTTTGATAGCCTTTATAAGCATCAGCAAGAATTGGCTTAAACGCTTCATTCAAAATTGTTTGAGCAGTACTAGGACCAGTTTCTGGCTGTGCAGTAGTTGGTTGAGCTGCACCTGCTGGTTGTCCTGCGCCACCCGCAAGACCTGGAGGTTTAGCGTAGGTAAATGTTGGCGCACCAGATTGTGTAAAGCCTGGGCGAGGAATATTGGCTTCACGAGTAGAAACTTCTGTGCTAGTACGTTCAGCAAGAGCATTTAATGTACCAGCGGCATTTCTAATTCCTACTGGTTGTCCAGTCGCATCAAAAAGATACTCCTCACCTTTTGCCAACTCAGGTAAAGTATTTAATGCTGTAGCAGATCTAAATCCACCAATTGGGGCAGTTTGAAAGTTTACATTTCCACCCTGCACAGCACCACCAAGTTGCAATCCAGATTTAAGGTCTGCACGTGGGATAACAGCAGTTGGCCTATTCCTAATGTCAGTAACTACACCATCAGTAACAGTTGGCTTAAATGCACCAAATGCAGATGACAAATTAGAAATCATTGGAGCCGCAGCAGGATTTAGAGATAACCGAGCTAAACGTGTTTGCAAATCAGCATAATTAGGCGCTTCACCTTGAGTAGCTTGTGGCTCAACTCTTTCTTGTGGCATACCCAAAGTAGTACCCAAGGCGTATGGACTAGGGGCAGTTCTTGGTCTACCAAGATTAGCATTAAGTGCTTGAGCTTGCTCTTGTTCTGGAGTTGGGAAAAACTCTTTATTGATTGCACCAAGCTCAGACAGCAAGCCTTGTTGTTGTCTTTGCTTTTGTAGGTTGGGAATAATGTTTTGCACAGCTTGGTAGCCAGTAGCAATGCCACCACCACCAAAGATACTTCCTAGCAGAAATTGTTTTAAAGCATCATCCTTAACAGCTTTTTGATCTTCTTCAGATAAGCCTTTTAATTGCTCTTTTGGTAATAGAAAATCCATGATAAATCCTTATTTTCCGTACAAACTTGCACCAAAGCTTGAGCCGCTTGACGAGCTTTGCATACCAGAGCCACCACCAACATTAATACCCAATGCTTGATTGAGAATCTGTTGTTGCTCCAATGGCAGATTGCGGATTGCATCCAACTGAGCCTGAGAGAAGCCTTGTTGCATACCGCCTTGTTGAGCAAGTTGATTTGCACCTGCAAAGCCCATTTGTTGACCTTGACCAGCAATGTTAGCCAGTAGTCCACTAGCACCAATACGCTGTTGATTGGCTTGTAATCCTGCACCTTGATTGGCTAAATTGGCTTGCAAGAAGTTCTGAGCATTAGCTTGTGCAATTTGATTCTGAGCCGCTTGATTAGCCAATGCAACTTGTTGTGCATTCTGAGTATTAAGTTGACCAACAGACAGATCAATACCTTGATTAGCCAATTGCGCTCTTAATGCCGCTTCTTGATTAGCCAAGCCAAATTGACCAGCCAACTCCAAAGATTGCTTTGTTGTAGCCGCATCTTGAAGTTGATTGAGTTCTTGAGCTTTTGCCTGTCGAGCCAAATCAGCTTCAGCAGAAGTTCTTGCAGATTCAAACCCAGCAGCATTTTGTTGTGCTATGAACTTTTGAGCAAGATCGCCATAAGAACGATTAGTTTCTGCCTCTGCTACTCCTTGGCGTGATCCACCAAAAGCTCTAGCGGCAGTTGCTTTAGCAGCAGTATTTTGTTGCTCTAATTGTCTAGAACGCTCTAATTCAGTTAAACCTTGCTGAGTAACGGCTTGGTTAAAGGGATTCATATACGCTTGCATATTCTGATTCAAGAATGAACCAGCATTCACATCACGAATATTTGCCCTAGCTTGTGGAGCAATAGCGCCTAGCGCCTCTTGTGTTACTTGTTGACCAGTTACACCTTGATTAGCAACATCCCTGACAGTCCCACGGCCTAGTTGAGCCGCATTTGCTAAAGCGGCTTGTACCTCACGGGATTGAACTTGTTGAGGACGATACAAACCTGCGCTTGTAGCCAAAGTACCCGCAGTACCAAGTTGTTGCATTTGTTGACTGTTTGGATCAGCAAATTGACGTGTAATGTCAAATGAGGCAAGTTGGTCAGGATTAAAACCCGCAAACTCTCTAGCTTGCAAGCCACCAGAAACGCCTTTAGCAGTCTCCAAATTAGCTAAATACGCATCTCTAAATGCGGGGTCTAATTGCGACTGCGATGATTGTTTGGAACTTGATAAACTCATCTTATATCTCCGTACTCAAGAAAATTCTTGGATTGACCTTGTAAATCTTACTCATAACCTTTTCCCACCCTTTACGACCTGTCATGGTCATGTGAGTGCATCCTTCCATTTTTCCGTGTTTTTCAACAAATGGAAGTATTCTGATAACCTCATCCATGTCCCCTGCTGCTAGGAATACATGGATTGACTTCTGTTTTGGGTGGGTAATTATTTCAGTAACGATGGCGGTATTAATACCAGGCCAAAATTGCATTTCATCTTTATCGAGGGCCATTGCGACATCCTCAAGACTATGCGTTCCGTTACTATATTCTAGCGCATTTAATAATAATTGTTCACTTTCCAGAAAATAAGGAACCCACCATTTCGGCTCTCCATTTTCTGTAAATTGACTGCAATCCATTATCGCAAACTACCCGCTTTACCATCAAATCTAATAGTTCCAAGTCGCCAATCAGATAATGTGTTTCCCTCAATCTTTACGGCTATCTGTCTTCCAGTAATCCGAAAAGATGTTGGATTAGCCATCGTATATGGGCCATAGTCGAATTTTGTACCTGTTGGATAAAACTTGGTACTAAATCTAGCTTTGACATCGCCTAATGTCTTTTCATCAGGGACAAGCCCATTTAGGCTTAAAACACGATCTCCAGCACCCAATTCAACTGGTCCAGACTCTGCAAATATGGTCTGAGAATCATAGGCATTGCCTACTTCATGCTCATAAATATAGCCATCAGCAGAAACCATAATAGGATTACTAAAGATGCCCCGATCTGTACCGCAAGTACGAGCCAAAGTGCCAACCGCCCAATGATTTTCTCTGTAGTTATAGCTTACATAGGAATCAATTTCATTGCTACTAGCACTAGGATAGAACCACCAAATCTCACCATAAGCAGATATATGAACTGCATAAATCTTAGATGCTTGGGTAGTATTTAGGTTAGTAAATACATAGTCGCCAACGTCAGACTGAAGTGGCTTAACAAAGCCATCAAATAGCCAGAAGCCTGACTGAGACATCCAAATACATGAACTGTCAGTAGCGGCTACTGCTTGTTTAGAAATAACGCCACATGACGATGCAATACGCTCAAAACTGTAAACGTATGGTGGGCCAATATAAGTAGCCGTATGGACATCCACATCAGTAAACAGGATAGTAGCCCCACGAATGCGTTTAGCGCATTGCAAAGAGCCGATAGTGGTTAACTCAAAGTCACCCGCTTGATTGGTGGCGGCAGCAGTCCAAACAGTATTGTTTTCTTGGTCAGACCAAGCAACCTTACGAGGATTGCCAGAAGCACCCAAGGCAAATAAGAATCGTTCTTGAGTAGTAATTAGTCCTGTGCAATTAGTAGGAGCATTTGTAATGGCAACGGCATCATTTGCTACGTTTAATTGCCACTCAACAAGTCTTCCATCTTTTGTTGAGCAACCAACCAAATACTCACCCCATGTGTCCAGACTCCATGTTGTAGCAGGAGAATAAGCACCAATATCAGGTCTAGGTACACCATAAGCAAAACTTCCGTATGTACTGTAACCATAGCCAATCTTTAACACGGCATCTGCATCACCAACAACCAAACTTGATGGTGTAATGTCTGTCAAAGTATTAGATTCACTTAAAGCATACAATTTTGAATGTGTACCAATTGCGATACGTCTATTATTGTTGTTATCACGCCAATTAATTAAGCCACGGGCTGAACCAGTTAGCTGTGTCTCTGTACGCTTACGCCACCCACCAATAGGACGAATTGTTCCCTCAAACCAACGAACAAGGTTTGAAAAGTTCCAACGTCCTTTAGATTGGTAATCTGTACCATTCTTATATACGCCTGGTGGGATCTGGAGAGGTATGTAGGCCATGATATAAATCTTTATACAGATATGTTAGATACAAAACTAATTGTAGCAATTGCTGAAGGAACTGCTGGTCTAGTTGGACTTGTTCCTGCCCCATATTGCTCAATAGCGACACCTACGTCAGTTGGCCTCCACATTATCTCAATATAGTCAAGTGCATTCAAACTAACAAAGTAATTTAAAGCAGCAATGGTGTGATACGGATCACTAACGTCTTTTCTTTGTGCAAATCCGAATCTACTATTTGAGTTGGCTATGTTTGTACCATTAACACGAAACCAAATATCCACATCTTGAGGCGCATTTGTTGTGTTCTTAAACTGAATTGAAAACTGCAAGTTCCAGATGCCATCATTAGCTACAGTAATTCTTGAGCCACTAGCTATAGAGACACCATTAGAAAAGTCTGTAGTATTGAATGTGACGGGATAGGCTGTAGTTGTGTTTGCCGCTACTTGGTCAGTTGAATCTTGAAAAGCCCCATAAGGGTTATTCATAAAACGACCACCACGAATACCAAGTACTGAATTTAAAGAATTAACAAGCTTGATAAAAAATGTATTTAAAGAGCCATTGTTTTGATTTTGTAAGTCAGACGAGTAAGAATTTCCAGATGAAGCAAGCTTCGGAACTGGAGGTGTTTCTAACTGTTGCCTTAAATTAGCCATCTCAGAAATTTCCAGTTCTTGTAGATGGGAATGAACGTAGAGCACCAGGGTAAATTATGCGAACAGCACCATTCTGACCATTTTGTCCACTTGCTTGTGATGCGCCAAATCTAGATCCTGTTGCAGTACCATTTACAGTACCACCAAACAAATATGAGCCATTTCCAAAGCTAGGTGATCCTGAATAAACGCCAGATCCACCCGCATTTTCTCCAGAACCATTTTGACCAGCAGAACCTCCGTCACCAGAGAATGCACCGCCAGTACCATTAGTGCTATCGTATGTAGAACCATTAAAAACAGACCAACCGCCAGTACCGCCACCCGCAGTTACAGCAGATCCATTAAAAGAACTACCAGTACCATAAGCGCCATTTGGTTGACCAAGGTTTTCATTTGCCAAGCCACCTCTACCAACTACTAAACTATATGTGTTGCCAGGTATAACAGTTATGTTATTTTTATATGCTAATCCACCACCACCACCACCAGCTCCAGCTAATCCTTCATAACCAGAACCTGCACCAATTACAAGTACAGCTATACTGGTAACACCAACTGGACAAGTCCAACTGTATGAACCTGGTGTTGTGTAAATATCCTGACCAGATGGGCCACTACTTACTAAAGCTCCAAATGCTCTAGCAGATGCTGATGCAATAGTTGCTATTAATGGCATGATGTTTATGAGAAAAGTGATTTAGATGCAAAAACAGTATATGTTGCTGATGCTGTTTTAACAATGGTGTATGTGTAAGCATCAATAGCACTTACAGTACCTGCACTTGGTGTTTGACCATCTAGCCACTTAACTGTAACTCCAGTAGTAGTACCATCAACTTGCACTACATTGTTGTAGTAAGCTGTAGCGCCATTAGTAACCATGTGAACTAGTGTTAAAGACTCGCCAACAGCCATCAATGTATCAAGAGTTACAGGAGTGCTTGCACCAGTTAAATTTATTGTCCAGTTGGCAGAAGCATTACTTGTGTAATACAAAACAGACTGAGTAGTTGCATAGTAAGCAATAGTGCCTGTTGCCGCAGTTGCGGAAATAGTTACCTTTTCCAATGCGTTAACAAACTTAGTTCCAACTGCTGTTGTAGATCCAGTAAACGTCTGTTTACCAGTAAAGGTATTGTTTACACCAGTACCAGGCACAGCAAGGTTTGTACGTGCATCAGCAGCCGTAGCAGCGCCAGTACCGCCTTTTGCAAGTTTTAATACAGGACCAGAATCAAACAAAGCATCAATAGTATCTAAGTCAGTATTTAACTTAGTTCCCCATGAGTCACTTGAAGCGCCTACTTCTGGCTTCGTTAGACCTAGATTGGTGGTTGTTGTATCAGCCATTTTTACCTCATTGAGTAGTTAGTGTCCAAGACTCAGATTGATCGCTAGTATCAGTCCAAGACTCTGATTGATCTGAAATTGCTGACCAAGTTTCTGAGACATTACTTACTTCAGTCCAAGATTCTGAAGTATCGTTAATATCTGTCCAACTCTCTGCAATTAACGCATTATCTTCCCATTTTAATACAGCAGATACTGTAACAGTAGCATTTCCTATTACAAAAGCACTTGTATTTGTAACTAGATTTAAGGTGCAAACTACAGAAGATTCGGACGCAACTGTTGCTGATGCAAGTATTACCGCTAAAGCAGATGCAGTTATATTTGATTCAGATTGAACTAGTGCAGAAACATTCTTTACAACTATTGCTGAAGTTGTGATTGAAGACGATGAATCAACTGCTGATGATACTGAAACAACTAAAATAGCATTAGAAGTAATAGAACTAGTGCTAATGACTTCAGCCGCTACTAATGCAATCCTTTGTGCATCTACAGATACAGAACTTGTTGATGCAACAGTTGCCGATATATCTTTAACAATTACAGCATTTGCTGAAACTGAGCTTAATGAGTCAATAGTTGCCGAAACACTAACTGGTCTTACAACATTACAAGTAACAGATGATGAACTAATTACTTCTGCCGCAACGTCAAATATCCCTCCACCACCCAAAGTGGAGAAAGGAGACTGCGAAAAAGCACTAAATCCAAACATTATTTCAAGTGTCCATTACCTGATAACCATGCAAAAAGAGCAACTGTTCCTAAACCAACTATCCAGAAAAACTTTTTAACAATACTTTTACCAATAGAAATATAAACATTTTCTATTACTTTTTCTGTAACTTTTTCAACTAATTGTTCTAGTTGTTCATCAGTAAGTATTGTTTGGTTTTGCATGATATTTTAAAAAGTAATTGAACCTGATGAAGTCCATTGATAAACTCGATAACCACCAGCAACAGTAATAGTAGGTGAGCCAGTTGTAGCTGCTGCAGCATTAAATGTATCAGCATATCTAATAATTACAATACCAGAACCACCAGCACCACCAGCCTGACTTGATGTTGCAATTGAGCCACCGCCACCGCCACCAGTATTCGCAGTTCCAGCACCAACAGCTACTACAACGCCTCCGTTGTATTTCATTCCAGAACCACCACCGCCAACACCGCCAGAACCTTGTACAGGAGTTGATCCATCTGCTGCACCACCACCACCGCCAGCATAAGTAACGGATGAACCAGAAATAGATGAAGCTGTACCAGCGCCACCATCACCAGCTTTTTGTGTGCTTGAATTTCCAGCCACACCTACAGCCCCTGCACCACCACCGCCACCTGTAACTTCTGGGCTAGGTGTGGCTGCTCCACCAGCAAAACCTTGGCCTGATGTTGCAGAACCTGCGCTACCTGCGCTACCACCATAAGCTCCACCGCCACCGCCTGAACCGCCAGTTAATCCGTTTAAGGCAGAACTACCACCGCCACCACCGCCACCGCCAGTTGATGTAATTGTTGAAAATACAGAATTACTACCATTTGATCCTGCAGCACTTACAGATGATGTACCACCTGCACCAACTGTTACAGTAAGTGCAGAACCAGTAGCTACCGCAAATCCTGTAGCAGTTCTAAACCCGCCAGCACCTCCACCACCACCTTTACCGCCACCACCTCCACCGCCACCACCGCCAGCTATTACAAGATACTCAACAGTACTTGGTGGACTAGTTAATGCTGTGACTGTTGTCCAAGCAGTTAAATTTGTTGAATATATTTCAACTGTGTTAGTTGATGTATTTAATCTAAGCATTCCATTGGCAGGAGTTGGCCTCTGGGCTGTTGTGCCAATAGGTATAGTCATAGCGCCAGTACTATTAAATACAGCGTTTTGGTCTGTCCCAATCGTTACCGCAGTTGTGCCGTTAGTTTGAAAAGCAAGAACACCAGACGAATCAGCGCTTGTCTTTAAACCAGCACTTCCTGATACTGATCCATTGTCTGAGTTTACTATTGATGCCATTATTTTTCCTTATGCGGTTACTTCAATCCATGAAGTTGTATTTTCATTCCACACATATTGTTTGTCATCAGATGGGTATGCAACGGGGGCATTCCATTGGCAAGTACTTTCATTCAAAACCCAAGAAGCAAACGGCTTTGGTGCAATAAACGCATCACGGGTTGAGTCGTATGTGTAACCAATTCCAGCGTAGTTTTTACGCATATTTCCGTTATAACTTGTTTGCAACCAAACACCACCTAACAAGTCGTGGCAAAACTTAGCGCCAATTGTTTCTGACTCAGCGCCATGCTGATCCTTGCAGTCGTCATTGCCAACGACAATAACTCGCAAAACTGTGTTGTTTAATCCTATTTCAGCAAAATGTGCCATGTTTACTCCAATGTAACTACATCAGGATTATTAGGCCACTCACTAAATGTTCTTGGTTCTGTAATAGTGCTTGGCAAATTACGCAATGCTTGACGATATGTTGCCCATTCAGCTTTTTTAGGGATTGAGCAATCAGGAATCTGAGTCCAATCACAAGCAAGCAATAAAGCATTACGTGTGGCTCTCAGTTGAGACATTGCAGAATCCTTGGCTGCTTGGATTTCTTCAGCACTCATGTCAGCCACTTGAACAACAGAGACAAACTCACCATCGTCATAGGCAGAGCATAAAACCAACTTCTGAGTCAGTCTGTCATGTGCTTTAAAGGCATTGACCTTCTTAGCATTGTTAGCAGTCAAAAACTCATCGCTTGGGCCATTGGCATTAAATGATGTATTGCTAAAAAGTTCACGATAATCGCCTACTGTAATTGGGCTAGTCAAAATTGCTACTTGCATGATGTTCCTTAATATGGGCCTGTATCTGAGAGTGCTGATGTTGGAGGCGTGAATGTTGCCGTGTATCTAGCATAGCCTTTGGTGATGCGTAGGTCATCTATGTAGCCGTTGATTACGTCATTGGGAGGACTGTTAAATCCTTCTGCACCAATTACTGGTCTGCTTGTGCCGTTTACATAAACAGTTGAATCTGTGTAAGTAGAACCTACTTGTGTTCCATCAAGAAACATCTTTGTAGAAGTGCCAGACCTAGATACTGCAAGGTGATACCATTGTCCAGTAGTAATTGTTGAATTAGCTGTTGCAATTCTTTCTGCGCTACTTACATAATAGTAAAGTCTGCCACTTGTAATTGCTATTGTTGGGTATGCGCCTTGTGTCGAAACAGGCCGAGAATCAAACAAAGTATTGTATGTATTCGTAAATGCAGTAATGTAAAACCACATTTCAATGGTGAAATTACCTGAGCCAAACGCATATAAATCTGTGCTTGCGGTATTAGATTTCAAACAATCACCAGTTCCATCAAACGCCAAAGATCCTGTTCCATACTTCTTTACGCTTGTTGAAATTTGTGCGTTACCCACAGTTTCTAAGTTGTTCATCATGGCGTTGTCAATGATTGCGCCATTGGTAAAACTAAGGGCAAGTGTTGTCCCACTAGCAGAAACTGGCGCAGTTGGAACTGTGCTAGATGTAACACCAGAGC